CAGACCTTTAAAAAGCACAGTCTTGATTCCACAGGAATCCGTCAGTGGCGACTGGATTGAAAATACGGTAGGTACTGCATAGGATGTCGAAGCGCTGCTGCTGCTGTCACTCACCGGATCGGAGCGATCGCGGAAGGCCGCCTGCAGTTCATCGAATTGACTGCGAGCTGATTTCGTCACCGCACCGGAATCGTCTTCGATATCCACCAGCAGCATATTGATGCTGATCGATGTGTCTTCGTATCCGACCGCCTGTTTGATCTTTCCGCTGCGGCCCGGAATGTTCTTTTCATCGGCGCGAGCGGCTTGTCTGATGCCCATTTTCTGATGCGGAACCGGGAAGCGGAAAAGCACGTTGGCGATATCCGGCGTGCCGTCGGATTTAACTGCACCTAAAGTCACCAGCTGAAATTCGGAGTTGCGGATCTCAGACATTGGTGGCCTCCAGATCATTTATAGACTTGACAGTGCAACATATGTGTTGCATTGTCGGATTCTGAAAAGACAAGCAATCGGAAAGGACAGAGAGAAAATGATACCCAGGGGTTATTACGCAACACTTGAGAAAACCGAAGACACCGTTCTGGTGCGTTTTCCCCAGCATTCGAACATCATCACATACGGTTTCGACTGGGAGCACGCAGAGGAAATGGCCAAAGAAGTTCTTTCTGCGGTTCTTGAAACCGATTATGAAACAGGTTACAAACTTCCTCCTCTTATCAAACCACGTGTTAAAAAGGGCCAGAAGCTTATCTTTGTTGAAATCGACCCGGAAGTTCATACCGCTTATCTGCTGCGTTTCTGGCGTGAAGAATCCAGTCTCACCCAGAAGCAGTTGGCAAAACGCATGGGAGTGAGTTATCAGGCTTACCAGCGCATGGAGCGTCCCGGGCGTTCCAACCTCACCGTCAGCACGCTTCAGCGTCTGGCGCACGCTCTCAAGAAAGAGCTTGTCATAGAGCTTCGCTAAGATCTCAGGCATTCTGCACCCCCAGTCTGAGCGCGGCGCGGGCGAGAATTTCAGTCAGGCGATCTTCAAGATCATCGAACAGATCGGCTGAGTTGCCGGAGTTGTTTTCGAGTTGGATGGCCCCCTTTTGGAATATCACTGTAAACCCACGATCCTCGTTGGAAGAACTCGAACTGTTTCTACCTCCAGCTCTTTCCGTCGAGGTCGCTTCCATCGAAGGCATGCGCGGAGCTTCGAGGCTGATTGAGTTGAGCGAGTCCGAGACGGCCAGAGCCGGAGCGTCGGCGTTCTGTTGTATTCCACGGGAGAATGTCGGCAGCAGAGCGCGTCCGCTGGCGGTGAGTTGCGAGAGCGGACCTTCTTCGGCGTCGGAACCGGGCAGAAGCGCCCGCAGCCCGCCGAGCAGATCGGTGAAGCCTTCTTTCAGTGTTCCCCAGGCCGACTGTATGCCTTCCCAGAAAGCGTTGATAAGTCCTTCTCCGGCCTCGTTGAAAATATCTTTCAGGCCGTCCTGCCAGTTGAGCCAGGCGAAAAAGATGTTTTTAATGTTTTCCCATGCGGCGGAGAATGTTTCCTGCACGCTTTCCCATGCTCCTGCCCAGTCGCCTGTCAGCAGTTGCAAGCCTGCTTTAAAGACGCCGGTGATCAGGTTCAGAACCAGCGCGAGAGATTTGTAGATGGATGTCCAGACCGTCGTGACCGTCAGGGCAATGCCGTCCCATACAGCTTCAGAGACAACCTTGATGACTTCCCACGCGGTCGTGATATATGTCTGTATGAGATCTGCCCCGAAACCGACAAAATCTATCAGCGGCCCGAACGCGCTCAGCGCGACTTCCTTGATCAGCGGCCAAACTTCGGCGGTGTAATCGGAAATCACGTCCCAGGCATTCAGAAATACACCCACGAGGAAGCCGACACCGAAAGCTACGGGTGTGGCCACTGCGTAAAAAGCGTCTTTCAAGCCCCCCAGAATCCTGGAAAAGGTTCCTGTGCCCTCGCCCATTTCATCCGTGCCGCTGGTAAAAAGCATCACCAGTCCGGTGATTCCAGCCACGAGCGCACCGACCGCCAGCAGCACCCCACCGGTCGAGACATGTACCGCTGCCATGGCGGTAGTCACCATGCCGCTCATCACCAGTGCTGCGCCTCCGACGAGCAATACACCCGCAGCAACGACAGCCAGTGTCACGGCGAATTTCATCAGTAGCGGATGTTCTTCGGCGAATTCAGACACCCCCACCGCTGCGTCGGAAAAGAAACCTGCGATCTTAGCCACAGATGGCAACAGCACATCGCCGATGGAAATAAGCATGCCCTGCAGGTTGGCTTTGGCGTCGCCCATGGCATCGCCGGCGCTGGCGTTGACTTTCTCGAAGGCTTCCGCCGTAGCTCCGCTAGAGTTCGTGACCTGATCCAGAATATTCGAGTATTTTTCAGCCTGACTGCCCGTCAGGGCGAAGACGCCCTGCAGTACCTTCACCGGCCCGAATAGTTTGGTCATGGCCTCGTCCGAACCGCCGGTCTTGACTTTTACATCTTCCAGCCAGTTCGCCAGTCCCATGCTTTTAACCGCGGTAGCCGAGAAATCGATTCCCAGCTGGCGGGCAGTCTCGAGAGCTTCTTTTCCCGGATCGTTGATGGCGGATAGTACACCGCGCAGTGAAGATACCGCCTCGGTAGTGCTCATAACACCTGAGAGAGTAGAAGTGGCGGAGAGCAGCTCATTCAGTCCCACGCCGGCAGAGGATGCCAGCGGCGCAACCTTCCGGAGTGATCCGGCCAGCTCAGTCACAGACGTTTTTCCCATCTGAGCAGCGACAATGAACTGGTCTGAGACATTTGTAATACCTTCGGCCTGTACTTCGTAGGCGTTCATGATGGGAATAACTGAAGCAGCTGTATCTCCCATATCGCCATAGCTGGCGTCAGCCAGTCGCATTGAGCCTTCAAGTAACTTTGTGGCGGCGGAAGCTTCACGGAAACCGCCCTTGATTACAGTGGCAAGCGTCCCGGCGGTCTCGGTTGGAAGTGCGCCGATTTCACGCGAGAGGCCCTTCACATTGCCCTTCAGAATATCCATCTGGGATGCAGAAGCGCCCAGCAGGACATCCACTTCGGTCATGGCCGTGTCGAAATCCATCGACTTGTCGACGGCATAACCCAGTCCTGCCGCCAGCGCAGCACCGGCCAGCATGGCTTTCTTGCCCATGCTTTCCAGATTTACGGAAGCCTTGTAGGATTTCTTACCCACTTCATCCAGCTGCTCGGACGCAGCCGCACTCTCCGCCCCCAGTTCATCCAGCTGTACCGAAGTCGTTCCGCTCTCGGCACCCATATCTTCCAGTTTAACAGCGGTCTCATCGGTCTTTGCGCCCATATCTTCCAGGCGAGAGGACGCCTCTTCCGACCTAAGACCCAGTTCTTCCATCTGGACAGAGGCCTCATCGAGCGAACCCGTATCAACCGTACCCAGTTCCATGTCGGAATTGACGGTCAGCATAGTGGATTGGGCAGTGTCTTTGAAAGACAGCAGCGAGCTTTCGGCCTCCAGCAAGGGAGCGTTCAACTCGTTGAAGCCTTTCAGCAGCACACCGATTTCGCTCATGAAACCCATTTAACGCCTGCGTCCTTTGCCTGAAGATTTGCGAACGGCTCTGGCCTCCTGCTCGGACAGCCATAAAACCGCGCCGGCCAGTTCCGCGAACTCGTCGGTGCACAGATCGTCGATATCTTTGAATGTATAAGCGCCGAAAACAGCGCAGATTCTGGCTCGCAACTGCCGATAACCGTCGTGCCGCAGCTCGGCGGTCTCGGCTTCTACAAGTTTTTTATTTCAGCGCCTTTGACGAAGCCCAGACCCTTCTGGATCTGCTGCGCCAGCGTCACCACCAGACCCGGATCCCAGTCGTTCTGCATGGCTTCATAGTCGGGTTTGGGATGAACAAGGAACTTCTGCACCAGCAGCTCGTTGGCATCGCCCTCGTTTTTGATCGATCCGATAAGTTTCTTGTACACACTCCACGGTGCCTTGCGGGCAATGAAGATTTCATCTTCGCGATCCGGCACTTTTATCTGGAAAAGCCGGATATTGGGATTTTCAGAGCGGAGTTGCTCGAGAATTGATTGCAGTTCCTGTTCGTTATCGAATTCTTTTGCCATGTTTAAAGCTCGTTCTTTCGTTGTCAGTTGCCTAAAATGGTCAGGATTTCCTTTATCTGCAGCACACCGGTGCCCAGCAGCACGCCAGTCAGCAGAAAAGCCGCGTTGCGCAGCAGCTTGATGGTCTTCTCCAGTTCGATTACACGAGTGGACAGTTGGTCGACCGATTCATTGAGCTTTTCAGTCAGACGCACCATATCGGTATGAGCTGCACAGGTATTTATGGTTCCATCGGCGTCCTTTGAACACATGCCTTACCTTCCTTACACCAGGCCTTCGGCTGTCAGCGCCGTGCCGGAAAGCTTGCGGCCCACAGATTCGTCATCCAGCGAGAAGCCGCCGGAGACTTCCGAAAACTCGAAGCCGAGGAAACGCGGGTTGCGCGTGAAGTTGTTCTTTTCGGGATAAATGATCAGAATCGTCAGGTTGCGCAGATCGAGCAGGTCCGAGAACTCGCGCGAACCGATTTTGAACTTCTTCAGCGTCACTTTGCGCGAGCGCGGCGAGTTTACCGCCTCCTCGATGACGGCCTTGTTCAACTCCTTGATTTCGAAGTCCAGCTCGAAGCTCTTGACTCCGCGTCCCATGGCGTGCGGCAGATTGTATCCCGCTCCGCGGATGGGCGTCTTGGGCTGGCTGGCCTTCCAGCTCAGATTCTGTATGCCCATCAGTTTGATGCCATCGACCAGTACGGAGATTTCCTCTCCCGAAGTTCCCTGAATGAATCCTTCGTCAGCCATCTAATCACCTCATTTCAGATAAACGGTGGTGTAAATCATTTCCATGGCGCGCAGCGGCTTAATGCCCAGCGAGACATACACATCTCCCAACAGGCGATTGGTCTCATCGGATACGGCCTCCAGTTCGAAATCGTCGATCTGGCCGGCGTCGCGCATCTGTTCGACCGGACGCGACATAGCCGATTCCAGCTTGCGCAGCCCCTCTCCGGCCTCGTCGTTTTCCTCTCCGACGTAAGGCTGGGCCGCTTCACGGGCCGCTTTTGCAGCGTAATAGACCGCGCGCAGATCATTAACGCGCGAGTAATCCGAGCCGGGAGCAGCCGCCGTCAGTGAATGCGCGATGATGAAGCCGCGTCCGGGCTTGAAGCGCACGCAATTGACTCTGCTCTGAATAAGCGTCTCGATCTGTCCGGGAGTGAACTCCGGGATCAGTTCCAGCACACCTTTAACCGGCTTATTGATGAGCGATTTCTGCACCTCCAGACCGGCCATGGTTCCGCCGCAGGACGCAGTCAAAGGCAGCACAACCGAGTTGCCGTCCGAGTTGGTAAATCTGGCTCCAGCGGGAAAGACGCAGGCGTTGCGATCGCCGTATTTCTGCATGCGGGTCTTGATGGAATCGACATAGGTCTGTACATCCGTCAAATATCCGGCGCTGTCCTTTATATGCACGCTTGAAAACGCCGGGGTTTCCAGTATGGCGAAGCGCTCGGCCTGGTGCAGACGCTCCATTTCATCGCAATGCAGCAGTATGGCTGTCCACAAAGCTTCGGTACTGGCTTCCACCGCATGGATCCACGAGGCTTCGGTTACGACCCGGGTCGCTTCCAGACCGGCCAGATAGTTGGCGTTGGTAATGGTTCCAGAATCGGCTCCGCCACTGAAAGCATCGAACTGCGTCGGATCCGGAACGCCATCTCCGCCCTCCAGCGAAGGCGAAAGCCACGATGGAGAATCAAGAAGAACTTCGGCTTCGTATACGCCGGCGGCGTTGACCAGCGCTGCCAGCGCGGCAGTGGCGCTGTCGAATGTCCCGACGGCATTGAAAACACTCGTCGTAACCGGTGAAGTATTGCGGTCCTGAATAGTAAGAGTCGTTACCAGTTCGGCTGCAGCCACATGAGAAGCCAGTCCGTAAGCGTTCTGGCCGATATTCTCAGTGCCGACATACGTAAAGACCGATGTTTCACCCCAGACCACACTGAAACGCAGGAGGCGAGAGTAAGGATAGGTTCCCTCATTGCGCACAGCTATCAGAATATTGCCCGAGTCATAGTCGTAAGCGATGCCTTCCGGGATATCTCCGCCGATCTGCCCGGCCAGGTCAATTACTTCCGTCATTGCGGGAGTGTTGCCTGTGCGTTCGACGACAATTACACTCTTCTCGGTACGATTCAGCAGCAGATAACGGCGAGTGGTTTCCTCTCCGGCAGTGGTCGCAGCCAGATCCAGCGCGACACAGATCGAGGACACATCAGGTGCGGAAGGTGCTCCCAGATCGTCGGTATAGCTCCATTTCCTGATCAGAGTCGCCGTTTCACCGCTGATATCGATAAAGACCACATTCTTGTCGGTAACGGCTATCAACTCGCCTTTTGGGCGCGGTTCACTGCCCAGACCCACCAGCGTATCGCCGGAGGGTACTACCGCGGCCAGACTCAGACTGCGCACTATGGCGCCTTCAGAGCTCAGTTCCCACAGCATGGGGGTTGTCGTGCTGCCGTAACCCACGACACGATACGGCGCGCTGCCGTCCTTGAATACTGGAGCATCCACCCCCACCGGGGTAACGATTGCCGCCGGGAGAGCGATTTCTCCGAGCAGCTGCATATCGGCGTCGTAACGCTGTATGCGATTAGTGCTGCGACACAATGCCAGATAAGCCGGAGTTATGGCCGTCAGAGTCTGAACGACGTTGGCGAAGTTGTTGTTGCCATCGGCACGGTAATCCGTCTTGAGTCGCAGAGCAGCGACTCCGGCGATATTCTTCAGGTCGATGGTCGCCCGGGCGGCGTTGCCGATGCGACAGGCGATTATGCGTGTGCTGCCGGCATCGAAAGCTGCTTCAATGTGGCGCAGCAACGGACCGCCTTTAAAGAGCGTCTTAGCCTGCTTCTTGGCGTCCGGACCGGAGAGCGTATAAAGCTTGTATGGCTGTCCGCCTTCCGCCGGGCCGATTTTAATTTCAACATTGGCCAGCGAGGCCGCCACTACTCCCAGATGACCGTCTTCATAGTCGGTATAGGAATCTGGAATGATTCTTTTTACAGGACTCATTTCTTATTTCCCCTTCTTAGCCGGGCCGGCCAGCCATTCGTCGCGCAGGCGAATGAAGTTTTCCTTCTGCAGGCGAGTGCGCTGATTCCAGCCATAAGCAGCCTTAAGCGTCGCCAGCAGCGAATCGGACGTACCGGTCATTTTTGCAGCCTGTTCCACATCCAGAAGCTTCGGGCCATTGCCGTTGGCGTTTTCATATTTCATGCTTCAATTCCTTCTCTACAAGTACGCGCTCGATCACATGCTCGACCGGGCGTTCCACGTTCACATAGCGCAGAGCCTCCAGGCTCAGAGCTGCCCGGTACAGAAACGGTTCTCCGTTGGAGTCCGGAGTTACATTCTGTCGACCGAGAGGCTTCAATCCCTCAAGTCTGAATAGTTCCGGCGGATCGCATTCCGTATCCGTCAGCTCGAGCGGAGCAGTTTTCAGCCAGGTCTGAAGAGCCGCATTTTCCAGTCGCCGGATGATGTCGTCGGCGATCTCCTGACCGTTGCGCTGACGGTCCGAAGGCGTAGCCAGCGTCAGGCGGAATACACTTTTCTCGCTTAAAAGCCTGCCGGCGTGAGTCTGCCTGGCTCCGTTTCGACGGCTGTGCGTACATTTGCCGCAACCCACCGCCCTCGTGTCGTGGGATATCTCCTTGACCGTCAGGCTCGGATAATGCTTTTTCACGTTGACCAGATCGTCAGCGTAAACATGCAGACCTGCCACCACTGTGGCCGCCCAGATACCGATTGCGCGCACGAGACTGCCGCTCATTTGCCGGCCATCCTTTCCAGACGCGCCATGGCGCGCTTGACGGCCTTACTGAACACGCTGTCGGCCTGCTTGTGTCCTTCTTCAAATGCCGGTTCCAGAAACGGCTGGGCCGGAGTTCGCCTGGTGCCGTATTCGACCCAGGGTGCGTACTCGGTGTTGGTGCCGACATAAGCCGCCGCCCAGCTTTCGACCTGAGCATTTATGGAAGAACGCAGAAGGCCGGTATCGACAGGACACAACTCCTTCGCTTTATTCTGGATTATCAGGGCCAGTTCCAGCACGGCCTGTCCCAGTTCTTCCTTGAGAACTTCAGGAAATTCTTTAATGGCCTGCCGCAGGCGCTCGATCTTCTTCAGATCTATTTCCAGATGCAGCTTAGCCATGTTGCACCTCGCGTTTCTCGTGCTCCAGATGCAGCTCAAGATGCGTGACCACGCCGAAAAGGTTGTGTTTCCTGATATCGCTCACGCGATAACGTTCACCCTCAACCTCCAGAAAGTCCTGTTCCTGCACTCCGGAGTCGGGCAACGCGGAGGCCACAGCATCGGCTCCAAGTTCGGCCAGATCGGTGGCGCTCAGGCTTTTCATTTCAATGGGAATGCGTACGATCTCGACTTCGCCGGATTCGTGCGCACCGAAGAAGCTGTCATCACCTTCCTCCTGCGGACGCAGCAGCCTCGCCTCGACTCTTGAAAGTCGTATCAGGCGGGCTACATCCCGTCTGGCGCGTTCGATCTGGCGGTCGAGCAGGCTCATATCAATCGGCCTCGCGCTCCCAGGTTTCCAGTGGTTCACAAACCAGTTCGGAAGAGGCGCTTTCCTCGGCGCTCATCTCGCAGTAGAACTGCGCCAGGCGGCCAGATTCCTCGCAGCCGACAAATATTCCGCCGCCGAAGTGCATTTCGCCTTTCCAGTCGACCGACAGCTTCGGCGCCATGCTGACTTCTTTACAGCCGGACAGATAATCTCCCGCCACGTTCAGGATGGCGCGCTGCGAATCCAGCAGAAACTGACGATCGATGCCGCAACCGAATGTCGAAACGATCATTCCGAGCACGAGCGTCAGCAGTATTAATCCACGAATCAGTGTGTGTTTATCCTTCATGTTCACAACTCCTTTCGTATTGCCGACCGAGCTGGGTATAAAGCAGCGGGTCGGATTGCGGTAGCAGCAGTTCTTCATCTGAAGCCGGGTTGATACGTCTGACACGCGCGTTGTACTCGGCCAGCAGCGACTTCTCCAGCTCAGCCCAGTTGGCGGCCTCCCTGCCCCGGCTGACGCTCTTGTCGCCTGAAGAGAAAGAAATCATGTTGGCGCTCTGGGCGCGCAGGTGGCGCAGAATCAGAATCTTTGTACGCAGAAACCAGACTTCGCGTTCGTCGGCGGACATGACCGGTAAGACTTCACCGTCGTTCAGGCTGAAATTACGACCCATATCAGATGCAGCCACCGGCAGGGCACGTTCGGCCATACGCTCGGCGACTTCATCCTCTATAAGCGACTGGCCTTCCTCGTCACGGAAATCCATCTGGATGTCTTCGATCAATTCGTTCAGCATGCCGCCTTCTCCGCAAAATATGCCTGAACGGATTTGCAGTAACGCCTTAAGGAATAGTTGCGTTCCACAAAGAGACGACCTTTCAGGCCGATCTCCCTGCGATTTGTATCCTGCGCCGCCTCAACCATCTGAGCTGCGTAGTAGTCTCGCTCGGTGGCATTCAGATCCAGACCGGATTTGGCTACCAGCCTGACCGCTCCAGAAGCCGCAAGCTCCGGCATGGCGCCCACCGATGTGGTCACCATTGGAAGACCGCTGGCTATTGCTTCCAGAGCAGCCAACGGCATGCCTTCGAAGTGACTTGTCAGCAGAAACACATCCATCTGGCGGTAATAAGTCTCTGGATCCGAAACAGCGCCGGTGATATGCACACAGTCTTCCAGCTTCATCTGCCTGATGAGCTGCTCAACCATGCGACGCTCGGCGTTCCAGTAAGCTTCATGCATCGGAACTCCCGGATCCGTTCCTCCCACCAGCATCAATCTGGCTTCTGGCAGCCTGGTTTTTGCACGTCTGAAACAATCCACCATGGTTACCAAAGCCTTCTCGCCCGAGAAACGTCCGCAGTAACCGAATATGGGTCCTTTGCTCCCGGGCCAGGGTGAGACAAACATTTCCCCTTCCAGAGAAGGACGGAAACGCTCTGTGTCCACTCCGTTGGGCAACACATCCACCGCTCCGACAATATCGTTGCGCTGTTTAAGAATGCCCCGGGCGGCCTCGTCAGAGATAGTCAGGATATGCGCCCGTTCCGGCAGTTTTTCAGGAAGCATATCCATGGAAAAACGAGAATGACCATGCAGAAGAAAACCAAGATAGGCCGGAGCCAGCTTCAGCTTCTCAATTTCAGAAATGCAGTTTCTGGCAAGACGGCAATTGTTAAACAGCAGCACATCCGGCTTTTCGGCGGAGAGCAGGCTCAAAAACTCCCGCTCCCCGCCGCCGGTGCAGGACAGTACAGCAATTCCTGCATCCAGAAGGGGCTTGAACAATCCTTCGGAAGCCAGCGTCAGAAGTACGCCAACTCTGCGGCGTCCGCCTTCTGCCAGAGCGTTGGCCAGATCCACCGTGACCTTTTCGGACCCACCCAGACCCAGTGTTTCTCCGGCGATGATGATATATGGCTGCTGCTTCGCGTTCTTCTTCTTGCTGCTCATGGCTTCTCCGTCAGGATAAAAGCAGCGGCTGGAACTTCAGACCGCTGGTTACGGTTACTTTCAGATGCGTGTCGGTATGCCCGCCCATCATTACCTCATAGGGTTTGGCGCTGCCGCCGCCGTATCCGGTATCGGGGTTGTAGGTTATAAGCAGGCCGACGCCGGACGGGATATGGCCCAATCCGTGCTCGATCTCCTGCTCAACACCGGTCGCAACCACTTCGGGCAATATGCTGATATCGCCCGGTTCGGCTATACCCGAAAGCAACTCCAACTGACCTGCGGCAACAGCCGCGTCTATGGCAGTGGAACGACGCGGAACCGTCTGATCCCGTTCCGTCGAACCTGCCGGCCCCCACACAACACCGTCTACAGTCAGCCAGGTATTGAGTTTGTTTCTGAATTTCAGTCCCATCGTCGCCCCCTCATCAGGTGATTCTGATTTTGACCAGCAGATCGGAACGCGTGATGCCCTGCGCCGCTTCCATCCACGCCAGCCAGCCGGTCTTGAAGCGTTTGACCTCGTTGATGGTGTCGGTCTTGAGCTTCTCGCGAATGGCGTACTTGCCCACTTCCTCTTCCGGCACCAGAATGACCTCGCTCAAGGGCATGGTCGAAGTGCTGATGATGTCCGCGCCGTTGTATATCTTGAAGATGCCTTTCTGGCGCAGTTCCAGTTTGGTCTGCGGATCCAGCTCCCAGCCGCGCATGTCGTTGGCGCGAGCGCCGCGCAACATGATGTACTTGACACTCAGCTCCATGTCTTCGATGAGACTGATGGCCTTGTTCATAGCCTCTTCAGTCAGCTTGCCGCCGGCCACCGTCACGATGCGATCGTTCGGCACCGCAGCCGAAAGAATGGTCACGGTGCGCCGGTCGATGGCCTTGCGGATTTCGTCAGCCGCCGATTTCTGGATGTCCAGCATGGTGCCGACATTGCCGTGCTTCAATACGGAAACGTCCACCATGGGCATGGAATGAATGCGGTGAACCGGAAATTCGACTTCCTCTTCCTGTACACCGGATTCCACCGCATCGCCGTCTTTGGAAATCCAGTAGGCTTTGACCTTCGGCTTCTTCTGGTACTTGGCGGGCTCGCCCACCGGCAGATTGTGCTTCGTTAAAAGCAGCGAAGTGATTTCCCTGGTCTGAATCTCCATGTCGATCAGCGGGGCGATGGCGGCGGCCAGAGCCTTGAGTCCCTCCGGACTGTCGGCGGCCTCGCTCATCAGCTGCGCCATGGTATCCATATAGGCTTCGCTGTGTACGTTGCTCAGTGCGTCCATTTTGTTTTTCCCTCCTTATACCAGCAGCTTGAAGCGCAGAACTCCCGCGCTTATGGAAATCACCGTCGCCAGCACGAACTCGCCTTCTCCGGCCACTTTCAGCAGACCAGTCGCAGCATCGCAGGCCAGATTCGCATTCGGCGTCGGCGAGCCGACAAAAGCGTCGGTCTCGTAAATGCCGCCCTGGCAGAAAATGCCCGGCATCTCGGTGTCCTTGACGCCTTTCTCAATAATTCCGAAGGGACGCGCCGTCGGGTCGCTGTTGACCGCGAAGGCGTTGTCGCCAGACACCTTGACTATCTGACCGGCGGCTCCCGCGCCCTGCATGACGCCCAGACCGTAGCGGAATCCCGGAGCCAGCACCTGTATGTATGCCATCCTTTTTCCTCCTTATTCTTCGCCCGGCTGACCGGAGCGTTCCTTGTATGCCGCCATGAAACCGCGAGTCAGTCTGCTCGCCAGATCCTCAGAACCCTGATCCGAGGAATTGCGCGGAATGTTTCTGCGCGCCTCGGAATTCAATGCGGCCTTGGCTTTTTTGTTTTTCTTGTTGAATGGGAAGGGATTCTTCTTCTTTTCCTTCTCCTCTTCGTCGTTCTCGTCTTCACCTTCCGGCTCCTGCTCCTGGTCTTCTTCCTCCTCCGGCTTGTTTTTCTTCTTGCCGGCGGCGAATGCCGAAACAGTCTCTTCAGTGGCCGCGAAGGCGTCGTCCGACATCTTCATCAACCGCTCGATTTCAGCCGTGCGGGAGTTGTCGTCTGCGAACTCGCGTCCGGCTTCCTCCCACTTCGACAGCAGTTTCTCGGCCTTGGCCTTGCGCAGCATGGATTTGTGCGCCGCCTGGCTTTCGTCCAGACGCTTCTGCAAATCGTCTTTCTCTTTAGTCAGACGCTCGATTTCCGACTGCTGACTTTTTGCCAGCTTGCGCAGCTCGGTTTCGGACATTTCGTCCACTTCGGGAGGCTGCGCCGCCTCTTTGCTCTTATCTTTATCCATCGTTCCTCCTTGCTTGTTACGGCTCGCCACCCGACCGATCTCTGCGCCCGGATCGGCGCCCTCTCGATCCAGCAGCCCCATGCCGGTGAATGTGATGTTGTGCAGAATTTCGTAGCAGGACTTGCCCTTGAAATCCCGGCCTTTGAAGTTCTTCAGATGTATGCAGTATTCGGCTTTGCTGCGGATGCGCTTGCCGCAGATCGAGCATTCGCCTTCCTGGTAGTCGCATTCCATCGAAACATGACTGACGATCTTCTGACGCATGAGCTTGTATGCCAGACGCGCCGGTTCGGAAACCGTGGTGTAGAGATCGCCCAGACAGGCCACATGCGATTTGGCTCCGGCTTCCACATATTTCGACTCTGCGATGCCGCCCACGATATCCCGGAATTCCTGCGAGTGCGACAGGTCGATCTTCCTGCCTATGGCCGTCGAAGCGGCCTGGCGCAGTTCTTCCGGTGTAAAATGATCTCCGTTGCGATTAGTGCCGACGTGCGTCAGTATGAATGGAAAACGCCGGTCGCCGGTGGCGCTCTCGGATTCCGCCTGTAGATTGCCTATGCTTTCCAGCAGTCCTTCCACGCGCGTGTGCATGTTCGGTTTCTCGGCTGCGGCCTGAAGCGTTTCTTCCACCGGCGCCATTTCAACAGACATGTCGGAAGCTGCACAGTACAGCTCCTCGCCGCCCACGCATTCGGCCTTCGTGCCCTCCGGCCAGCAGACAAACAGGCGCTCCAGCGCTTGCGAGTTTTCGCCGTGTTTGGCCGAAATCATGTAATTCAGTTCGCGGCTGCGCATTCGGCTGGCCCGTCCCACGCCCGCGATGATTTTCTTGATCTCGGCTTCAGCCGGGTAAGCCTGGTCGCGATAGGAAATCAGCCAGTGCGGAATGTGTTTGGCCGCCGTCAGGAAGCCCTTGAAGAACTCACCGGCGTTGCTCTGCGTGACCTCGGTAGGAATATCGTACTGGCGCGTCAGGGTGTCCTTGCGGATTTCCTTGCCTTCCCACCAGCTCATAAGGCCTTCGATGAAGTGATAGGCGCGCTCGTAGTTGGTCTGCGAAAAGTGCGTGGCGTATGGCGGATCGAAATAGGCCACTTCGGCCTCCACCTTGCCGATCAGCTCGCGCGTGTCGCCGTGATGCGCTTTGCAGGGGTGCTCACCCTTGAACACCAGCTCGCTGATGCGTTTGCAGTTTGAAGCGAAACGCTCGCGGAACTCCGCCGGATTGTCGGCCCGATTGTCCTGCTTGCGCGTGGTCCCGAAATGCCCGAAGCCGCCCTTGCCGGTGATGCAGGTCTTGCCCAGCGCAAAGAGCGCGATGTCTTTCTTGTAGCCTTCAAGTTTGTCGCAGTTCGAGCGGATGATGTCGATGACGGAATGCACACCCGGCTCGAAATACAAGCCCTTGAAGTTTTTACGCACAAAATCCTTCACGCCGGAGCCGTCGGCCATCAGGCCTTCAATCTCCTCATCCGAAAGCTTGACGTTGTCGTTCTCGACAATGGCGCGTGCGATGTGATGGCAGTATGCCAGACGATCCAGCGAATGCACCGCCAGACCCTTCGACTTGTACATGTAGCCCACCACAGACGAGCCGGAAAAAGCATCCGCAACCGACTCGGCGTCCTGCGGCGTGGCCGCCCAGATCCAGTCGATAAGCTTCTGCTTGGAGCCGATGTAGTTGGTGATGTACTTCGGGCGCTCCTCGGCAGCCGCCTGCGCTTCCGCATCGGACTCTGAGCGAGGCTCCGCGCCGGTGGCGCTTTGGGATTCGTCGCCGGAAGTCTCCGCATCGACAAAAAGGCGCTCGGCCTGGTTCAGGTCCGCTTCGGCTTCCAGCAGGAAATTCAGTCTGTCCGCATCGCTTCGAAACATCCGCCGTTTCTTCCTTGAACAAAAAAAACGGCGACCCGACATCCGCACGAAGATCCGATCACCTTAAAAACAAAAAGGGGATGGATTTTCTCCGTAAGAATGTCGGGCCGCCGTTTTTCCCGTCTAACCCAACTTGAAATACTATGTCTTCGCCGACGCTCTGAAACGTCCAGGCCGACTCCGGCGGAAGGATCCCTTCCTGCCATCATCTGAGATAATAATATTCGGCTGATCGATGGCTGTCAAGCCTTATTCTGCAATAATATCATATTGTTACGATATATTTTGCGGCAAATATTTGCGGCAAGTATTATATCTACCTCAGGCGTATTGGTAATATCAGTGATAACGGGTAATAATCGGTTGAATTTTCCTTAAAGAGCGCTTTCTTGCTTTATGGCACGTATTTGTTAGGCTATCTGACAATCTAAACCATCAGGAAAATAAAATGAGAAGTGCTCTTGTTTTTCTATTCACTCTTTTTATGCTGTGCATCGCCAGCGCTCTGTCTTTATCCTGCTCTGCGTCAAAAGCCATCGGATCTGAGGGCCAGCCATGTGACGACGATGGCGGCTGTTTAGATGACCTGGATTGCTGCGCGGATGATGTCTGCAGAAAAGATTGCTCGCTTGACGGAGACACAACTTCGGATGGTGATGAAAGCACTGATGGAGATAATGGCGCTGACGGAGATAATGGCGGCGGAGAAGATAGCTGCATAGATAACGATCACTATTCCTGCGATTCGGGCGATGTTTACTGGTTCGACTCCTGCGGTAACAGACTCTCGAAGAAGAGTGAGTGCGATGATTGCGCCTGCTCGGATAACGTCTGCATTTTTGAAGCGCAATATTCAATTGCTTGCTCCAACGACAATGTTTACTGGTACGATTGCCATGGAGAACGCGGAGATAAGAGTCAAGAATGCGGTGACTGCGGCTGCTCCAATGACGAATGTGTGATAATCGAGCATTACTCGTCCTCTTGCTACAATGACGACGTGTACTGGTTCGACTGCAACGGCAGAGTTGCGGATAAAAAGAAAGAGTGCGGAACCGGAGGGTGTTGCATTGGCGAAATAGCCTGTATGGACTTAGAGTTTCAATGTTGTGACGGCGTCTGCACCGACCCGGAAACAGGTTTCGAGTGGCAGCAGGAGCCTACCGGCGGAACGATGATTTGGAATGATGCTATTACGCATTGCCAGAATCTAGACCTTGATGGCGGCGGCTGGAGGCTGCCGAATATCAGCGAACTGCGGTCGCTAGTGCGCGGCTGCGGTCCAATTGAAACCGGCGGTGCCTGCGGGGTGAAAGGTGTGTGTACGCCCTGCGGAGATGCCGCAGCTTGCCTTGCCGATTCCTGTAGTGCGGATTGTAATCCATCCTCCTGCGCAGACAACGGTGGTCCGACGGGCTGCTACTGGCCGCAACAATTAAGCGGAACGTGTTCAAGGTTCTGGTCGTCGTCTGCCAACGTCTACCTCGCCTACTACGCCTGGTACGTGAGCTTCAACTACGGTTTCGTGGACGGCTACAATAAGGGCGGCAACTACGATGCCCGTTGTGTGAGAGAGGGACCGTGAAGTTGGGTATTTGATTATTCGGTTATTTGATTATTTTCCCCTTCGCTTCGTGCGGGGTCGATAATTTTATCATAACTGAAAACATTACTCTTCAATGCCTAGCATCTCACCCCTTCTCCCCCGCCAGTTCCTGAATCTTGGCTACCGATTCCGTCCTGACGGTATCGATGCGACCGTTCTGGAAGAAGAGCACCACCTGGCCGTAGAAGCCCCTGCCCGCCAGGTCGTCGAGGTAGGCCGAGAGCGTGCTCATCTCTTCGCTGCTGATTTTCGGCGCGGCTTCCGGCGTACACATTTCAGTCCTCCAGCACGCTCAAGTAAGTGCAGCGGCAGCCGGGATGCTTGGGCGGGCCGGGAGCATCGTCCATGTTGAATATCCGTCCGTCCAGCGGCGCGCATTCAGGGCAGGTGCGCTCGTCGTGCGCCGTCAGCCACTTGATCTTTTTCACTCCGACTTCGCGCAGAAAGACCTTGCCGCCTTCGTTGTGCGCCCGCAGGGTCTCGGTGCGCGCTATCAGTTCGGCGCGCTGCTGAGCGCTTTTAAACACGGTTTTTCCGGCCTTGCGGAACTCGTCCGGGTCTTTTATCGTCCTGCCGATATCACGCGTCACATCGCGGATGCTGCGGCCTTCCAGCACGCCCTGCGTAACGGTGCGCTTGATGCCCGTGGCCAGCTCGCGCGAGACGTCGCCCAATAGCTGCACTTCATAGTTGGCCAGAAAATCCACGCCGGCTTGGTCGATCTGCGAGAAAGTCCTTTTCACCAGCGCGTTCTGCGCCACGTCGGACAGATCGCGGAACTTCGAGTGATCCGCCGCTCGCAGTTGTTCGAGACCCGCTTCGATACCGAGCTTGAGCGCACCTTCCTTGCGGGCGCGCACGCCCACCTTCCAGTTCTCGTAAAGCTCCAGCGCCAGGGTGTCGATATTCTTCTCCAGGTCTTTCAGGATCGCCAGACGCATACTCTGCCACTCTTTCATGGCAGCCTGTCTCTCGAAGGCTTCGATCTGCTTCGCTACACGCGCTGAAGAGGCTTCCAGCGCTTTGAAGAGTTCCTCGGCGTTCTCGTCGGCATACTTATCGCGCCGACGTGCGGCTTCCTCCACCGCTTTGCGGATGCGTTTCACCTGTTCTGTTTCAGCCCTGGCGTGCATATATGCGCTCCACGTCTGCCCGGGCCGCTTCCTCGCGGGCTTTACCCACCGGCTTCTTCATACCCAGCCGCTCGCGCGCTTCTTCGACTGTCAGCACATCCAGCGCCACCAGCTGCGATATCTCCTGCACCGTCCAGTTGCGATCGACGACGATCTCCTCCTCCCTGCGGCCCTGCTCTTCCACATCCGGCGCCAGACCCATCTTCTGCTGTAGAGTCTTCTTCGAGATCAGGCCGCGATCGTATAAATCGACCAGCAGGCGCTTCTGATCGACTTCGCTGGTCAGGTCGAGGTCCGAGAACTGGTAATGCAGCTCGGCGTCCCGATGATTCTTGCGCTCTTTCCAGTCGTCGAAGATCCAGTCCAAAAGCGCCCGCGCCGCTTCTTTGATCTCTTTAAGCTGCACCACCATCTTCTGCATCGAGACCGAGGCGGTAGCAAAGTTCGGGCCGTCGCCAGTGACTATTCCACGCGCCATGCCCAGCGCAACAAGGATATCCTCCTTGATCTCGCGCACCTTGGCCTCGGTGTTCAAAGCCGCACCGTCCGCGCCGTAAGTCTCGGCCTTGACATAGAACGGCACCACCAGACCGCTGCGCATATCCATGTGTTCCACCTGGTCGCGCACGCGCTCCAGCATCTTCTGATCGGGCATGATGATGCGCCCGCCGAAAACGCCGCCTACCTGAATAAAACGCATAGGCGTGGCCCAGCGGCGTGCCATGGCCCGTTCGGCACGGCGGTAATCGCGCAATAACTCGATGGACTCAAATGCCGGCAGCACCATGCTGTTGCCGTGGTGCTCGAACTCGGGACTGTTCCACTTGAGTACCAGCATCTTCTCAATATCCAGCGGCACCGGTTCCATAGCCACACCCTCGGCGTTGACCGGATGCTGCACGGCTTCCACCAGCTCGTCGTTTTCGTAAGTGTACTTGACCGAAACGGGGTTCACGCAGATGACGTTTTCCGGCTCCTCTCCGGATCCACTGCCGGCTAAGTATCCCACCATCTCGCCTTTGACCAGCAGTTGCAGAATCATGTCGCGCACGAAGTCGTTCAGACCCAGGCTGTAAAAAAGCTCTTCGGCTTCTTCCTGCAGGCTCTCGTCTTCGCAGCGGACTTTGATCTCGTCGCCCAGCGCAAAAGCCCGCCAGGCGTTGACGGCGTTGGAGACCAGCGGCTCCTGCAGGTAATACTCCCAGGCCTTGGCGGCGCGATCCTCCCACAGCGGCGGAACCGCGTCCTTGGCGATGAGCCCCGCAAAAGGGTTGCCGGCAAATGAAGCCGCCGTGCCGAGTTCAGCCGCAGGCGGCTGGGCGCTGTTGTGTGTTCTCTCCTGTTTTGCCTGCCGTTTCATCGTTTGCTCCTTGACGTTCATATATCCTGCGGTTATACTTCAGTAAGAACAGATGGCAAACGCCATCGGGAGGTGAATAATGCATAAGCGATTGACTTCTATAGGAAACAGCCTTGGCCTCATCATTGAACGTCCGATTCTTGAACTTCTGGATATCGACAGGGAGACGGACCTTGAGATGAAAACCGACGGTGAGGCGCTCATTATCAAGCCGGCCAAACTGAGCAAGAAAGAACGAGCGCTTGCTTCCGCTCGACGGATGATGAAAACCCACGAAGCTTCTCTGAAGAGGCTGGCCGAATGAAAGACGACATAATCTTTCTTGATCTTGAGATCGTGCTGGCCATCCACGAAGAACAGCTCGTTCTCTTCGGCGGCGCTTCCGGCATCCGCGATCAGGGATTGCTTGAGTCCGCGCTGGCTCAACCGGAAGCCATGTTTGGAGGAGAATTCGTCCATCGTGATTTGTTTGAGATGGCGGCAGCCTATGCTTTCCATATTTCGCAGAACCAACCCTTTCTCGACGGCAACAAGCGCAGCGGGCTTCTCTGTGCGGTCACTTTTCTCGATCTGAATGGCGCCGTCATCGATACTCCGTCTCCGCGCCTTGATCAGGCCATTCTCGACATCGCCGAACACAAGCTTGATAAGGCTGGTTTGGCGGATTTGCTTCGCGAACTCTTTCATTCCTTTCCTCATCCGTAAAAGTTCCTCGACATCGCCAGCGGCGCCACATCGGCTTTGATCTCCAGCGCTTCGTAGAGGCTGCCGTTCTCCTGCGCACGACGCAAGAGCGCGCAGCGCATGGCGTCGATGATGTGGTCGTTGCCCTTCGAGTAGACCACGCCGCGATCCGACAGGGTGTAGGTCTGTGTGCAGAGCTGGTCTTCGATTTCGTGATCCGAGTCCGGCAGCCGCAGCCGCCTGAAGTTCAGCGCCTCGTTTATCAGCGCCGTCATGTGCTCTTTGACGCGCTTGTTTATCAGATGCCCTTCGCGGTCTTCGCCCACGGCGATGGAGCCGCCGAACTCGTAGCCCACCAGGCGGTCGATCAGATGCAGGTCGCGGTACTTGTCGAGGCCGGTCAGCTCCTGCACCACCGACATGCCGTTGCCGCCCCGGTCCACGCCAATGCCCTGCGGCGAGTAGCAGCGGTCGATCAGCGCTATGATTTCGGTCACAGCCGGGTAAGGCACATGCTCGACATGGATGCGCAGTACCAGTGTCAGGCGGCCTTCTTCGTCTTCTTCGAAAAGCAGCAACTCGCAGGGATCGGATGTGTACCCCAGATCGCCTCCCAGCCAGTAGCGCCCGCGTCCGCCCGGCAGGTTCAGCACCTGTTCCACGCGCTCTCGGATCTTGCTCTCGTTGTCCAGCCCGTCCAGGGCTTCGCCGTTTATCGTCAGGCGCTGGTACTCGGGAATCTGCGTCAGGGCGCGAATGACCTGCACCGCGTTGAATGCTCCATAACTGGGACGCCCGTGCTCGCCGGCCACTTCGTGCTGCCAGCCGGAAGAGTCGCGCCCGCCGTAGAAGCGCAGCAGATCCGCTTCGCGCTCGGGGCTCCAGTCGGGAGCAATCCAGCTGGGCCACCTGAAAATCTTCCAGGCCTTGTCTTCGGTGATGCGGTAATAGGTCGTGTCGCGCAGGCCGTTGGGCGTGGAGTAAACCCGGAATATCCCGCCGGCGTTCAGGCACTGCCGCAGAGCCTTCCACGCGGCTTCCGGCAACCACGCGGCCTCATCCACCAGCAGAAAATCGACGTGCAGCGAACGGAAGGCGCTGCCTCTGTCGCCAGCCGGCCTGAAGTGCATGACCGCGCCGTTGTCGAACATGATCTCGAAATACGGCTTGCGCTTTATCTTGGCCTGGCCGCGTGCGTTCAAAGCCAGACTGTCGCGCAACAGATCGACGCTTTCAAGCTGAAACTCGACCTCCTCGATGATGGCGTCCAGATGCCCCTGAAAGGGAGCGCCCACCAGCGCCTGCTTACCCGGATGCGTGAAGGCGTACCACAACAGCAGCGTTGACAGATCGACCGTCTTGCCCACAGCGCGCCCGTCCAGATGCGCCACACGGGGATGACGACATTCGAGATCTTCTACCTGATAGGGGCGATAGCAACGCGCGGATCCGTCGCGGTTGAAAAGCAGCGTTTCTCCGAAGAGCGCCGGTGATGATAATACTTTCTCAATTGCTGTCAGGTCGTCTGTCATTTAGCCCTCAGAACGTTAACAGCAATGATTCTATTACACTGAATATCGATATGCAACACGTATTCACATGTTATTATTAGATAATTTCTCTTAATATCTGTCAATGTACGTTTATTCTGTTTCTTCCGGCGGAATCTCCGTTTTCTCCGATTCCAGCCGATCCAGTTCCTCCAGCGCCTCCTGCGCCAGTTCGCGAGCCTCCCCGATATCCGCGGCCTTCAGCATCTTTGCCAACACCCCGCGCAGAGACGACAGTGCCTGAATGACGGACACCCACAGATCGTCGCGGTCGCCGCGCGCCTTTAAAGGCTCCTCGCTCATCTTGTCTAACTGAATCGTACCAGTGATAGAAGTTTTCATGGCTGCCTCCGTGTTGCAGGTAACAACCAAAGCATAACCACAGTATTCTTTTTGTCAAGCAAATCCCGAAATCTTGACGCCGGGGCCCGCGCCGGTTAGAATCCCACACATCATGACGATGAAGAAACAGGTCATATCGCTTACGCAGCAACAGGTGGACTGGCTCGACAAAGAGTCGGACCGGCTCGGTATATCCATAGCCGAGATCGTGCGTCGCGCTGTCGACGATTACCGCGATTGCCACCTCTGCCGCATCTCAAACACCGCTTCGGTCAAGCCGGAGATCTCACCTAAAAAGAAATAGGCGATCGCATTTTGCGATCACCTGTCAGTAGATTCTTCAAGTCGCGGGCTAGTTATGAACCTGATCGTCGACCCGGCCCGCCTGCGCATCTGCATCCTCCTCCATTTTGTGCTTCTCGGTAAACTTCCGCTCCGTCGCCGGTAAGGGCAGGCGCTCGATCCAGCCCTGCTCGTGCCACCAGACCAGCGCCATACGCACAATACGCCTGATCTGCAGTATGCTGGCCGCCGCCCTTGGCTTGGCGCCGTCCCTGCCCGGCTGCATAGTCGCAGTCCCGCTCTTGAAGAACTTGTCCACGTGCACCGTCAGTATCTTCGCCAGCTCTTTCTCTTCCCCCATCTCATCCTGCAGCAGCCTGAGTGTGCGCTCTATGGTTCCAAGCGTACTGCTGCTCTGGCCCTGTGCCCGCATGTGTTCGACATAGGCCGCCGCCGCTTCTTTCAGAGTGATGCCCGTTGCGTTCGTCTCGTTCGTCATTTCAAATTCTCCTTCGTTCGCTTTGTGTTTTAAATTCAGGAGGAGGCTCGGACTTCGCGCCCGAGCCCCCGCGCCGCTTTTACGGCTCCAGCACCAGCCGGTGCAGGCTGTCGAGGCAGCCCAGCGCCATGGCCTGTGCGGCCTTGCGATCTGCGTAGCCCTCGTAGCCGATCTCCTCCAGCAGCTCGTTCGTGTCGCAGGCTTCCTCCCAGCGGAAGATTTTAAAGCTGGCCCCGCAGTCGTAAAGCGCGTGCTGGATTACCTTACCGTTCTCGTCGGTGGCGTTTCTGGTCTTAAGCAGTCTGCACATTTCCGTTCCTCCCGTTCTTCGTTTTCAGATGTCTTCGTTCTTCATAAAGGCTTCCGCGATGTGAAGCTGCTCGGCGATGTATCCCAGGTCGCCGACGTGCGCCCAGTTGGGCTCTTCGCCTTTTTCCAGATGCTTTTTAAGCAAGCCCATTAAGGATTTCATGCGGTCTTCGATCTCCTGCAGTTTCTCTGTGTAGGCTACCTTTGCGTTTTCCTGATTCATCTTTCGCGTCCTTTCATCCGGCGGCGTCGTTGCCGCGTTGCTTCATGTACATTGCACTTTGTGTTCCAGTTCACGCGTTTCTCCGACTGAAACTCCAGCCTCGCAAGTCCGCGGAACAAGGCGCTTGTTTCGGATGGCAATAAACGCGCATAACCTCACCAGATAAGGACTTGCGCGAATTGTGTCATTAAACGTCCATGTCCATGGACCACAAATGACATCCCAGCGCCAAGCCCGCGAAACATGGCCTCAATTCGCCTCGCCGCAAAAGACGTTAAACGTCTGTGCCCTCAAACCCGCACCACGCAAAGGTGACAATGAAACCTGTCAAATCGCGCAAGCCCCCGTTAACTCGCGCTATTCAGGCTGCTGCAATTGTCAGTCGATGTCCGCTAAACTGCGGGCGTTTGCCCCGAATGCGGCGCGTTCTGTCGTCTGAAAAGCTCCGCCAGAAATTCCGATCCGAATTGACGCCACATTCCGCAGGCTTGCAAGTTCCTGTAATTGTTCCCGTATTTCGCGAAGTTGGAACACATCCTGCAACATTGTTCAGTCGTGAGGCGATTGATAACCCTAACGACCACAAGGAGACCGCGATGCAGAACCTGACCTTCGGAATCGAAATAGAGACCATCAGACAGACCCGCGAAAACGTAGCCAACGCCATCCAGAGCGTAGTAGGCGGAACGACCAGACACGAAGGTTTGAGCTACGACGCATGGACGGTCACCGACTCCAAAGGCCGCAACTGGAAGGTGGTCATGGATGCCAGCCTGAACGCCGAGCGCGCATATCAGGCCGAGATCGTCAGCCCGATCCTGAAGCCAGAAGACCTCGACGAGCTTCAGCAGATCGTCAGAGCGGTACGCGCAGCCGGAGCCAAGGTGGACGACTCCTGCGGCATCCACATCCACATCGGAGCCAGCGCCTTCAACCCGCACGCCATAACCAACCTCGTCAAGATGGTCAATAAGCAGGAAAACCTGATATACGCAGCCCTGAAGGTCGCCCCGATGCGCAAAGCCACCTTCGCCAAGCCGATCAACCCCAGCTTCCTGCACAAGCTCGAGACCCAGCGCCCACACAGCATGGACGCCTTGAACATCGCCTGGTACGGCAACCTGAATCGCAACCCGCAGCACTACGACCAGACCCGCTACTACTCGCTCAACCTGCACAACGTCTGGTACCGCGGTACCATCGAGTTCAGACTCTTCAACAGCACCCTCCACGCCGGTAAGGTCAAGGCCTACGTACAGTTCTGCATGGCGCTGGCGACCAAGGCCATCGAAGCCCGCTCGACCCGCAGCGCCAAACGCGGCTGCGATCCGGCCACAGCCAAGTACGACTTCCGGGTCTTCCTGCTCAGCCTCGGAATGATCGGAGACGAATTCAAAACCGCGCGCCACCACCTGCTGGCGAACTTCGGCGGACAGAGCGCATGGAAAAACACCCGCAGGGCGGCCTAAGCCGCCTTGCCTCAAGGGGAAGGAGAAAGACATGAGCACAAGGATTTTTGTATACGGGACACTGATGCAGGGACAGGGCAACCACCGCCTGCTTATCCGCGCACGCTACGCAGGCCCGGCACGCACCGAGCCCGCCTTCGACCTGATCGATATGGGCGCTTTCCCGGCCATGTTGGCCGGTGGCTTGACTGCCGTCGCAGGTGAGCTTTACGATGTCGATGCCGGGACTCTTGAAGCACTCGACCGACTGGAGGGTCACCCGAGCTTTTACGAGCGCCGCCGGATACGCCTCGCCAACAGAGAACAGGCAGAGGCTTATATTTACTCTCAACGACGGCCCGGCTGTCCGCTGATAACAAGCGGGGACTGGCGTAAGGCAAAAGGAGTTTGAGCCATGAAAACACGCACGATAAAAATGCTGATTGACGGTCGCACCTTCACAGGGACGCCAGTCGAAATACTTACTCAGATGCGCTCTCTGGCTTTCGGCTGGGACGAGCGTCCGATGAGTGAATACCTGCTCTGGCTGAGCGAACAGATAAGGCGCCAAAAGAAAAAAGCGCCCGTCACACAGCTCGTCGGAAACGAGGCGCAGGACTGCGCCGCCATACTCGACGCCATGCTGGCCGTCGGTCTGGTGATGGAAGTGGTGTGAGATTCGTCTAAGATTCGTCTAATATTCGTCTACTCCTGACAAAGCTTATTGAGGCGAGTATCTGCACGAAACTAAACCCTGGGTTAAGTTTTGTGTTAATAATGACTTGCACAAAACTAAACTCTGAGTTAATATTTGTGCATGATAAACGATAACTACATACTTAAACCCAACCCCGACTGGGACCGGCTATACGAAATCGCCGCCGCCCGGGAAGGTTATTTTACCACGGCTCAAGCTCTGGAAGCCGGCTATTCATCGCAGCTGCTGGCGAAGTATCTGGGCAATGGCCGCATTGTCCGGGCTCTGCGCGGAGTCTATCGGCTTACCCACTTTCCAGCCGGAGAGCATGAGGAGTTTGTGGTCATCTGGCTGTGGAGCGAACAACTCGGAATATTCTCCCACGAGACGGCGCTCTTTCTGCATGGCCTCTCCGATGCGCTGCCATCGCGTGTGCATATGACTCTGCCCGCCGAATCGCGTGAAAGGCGGCTGCGGGTTCCGAACAATGTGGTGCTGCATTTCTCCGATGTGGGAGAAGCTGATCGAGGCTGGATCGGCCCCGTTCCGGTAACGAAAGTCGCCCGCACCATCACCGATTGCGCTGAGGATGCAGTGGCTCCCGACCTGGTGCGGGACGCCTTCGACGAGGCTGTTCAGCGGGGTCTGATTTCAGGCAAATCCAGGTCTATGCTGAAAGAGCGGCTCAGCCGTTTTGGTTCTGCTTCCGGCGTCCGGCGCAGTCCTTCAGGCGATGGTCACGGATATAATCAATAAACACACATTCGAGAAAAGCAATGGTTCCGCGTAAATATGATTCACCGGCGGCCTTTAAACAGGCGCTGGAGCAGAGACTTAAGTCAAGCTCGAAGGACGGATATGACTTTGCCAGGAGACGGCAACTGCTGGTCTTCGATCGCTTCATTGCTCGAGTGCAGAGCTTGCTGGGTAAGTCTGTAGTGCTCAAGGGCGGACTGGTTCTGGAACTGCGGCTGGCAAGAGCCAGAACGACCAGAGACGTTGACCTTCGCATAACCGGCCCGGCAGAAAACATTCTGGACCGTCTACAGGAGGCTGGCCAGCTTGATCTGGGTGATTTCATGACATTCGAAGTGCGACCCGACCCGGTTCACCCGGACATCAAAAACGACGGAAAGCCTTACGACGGCCAGCGTTTTCGCACAGAGGCCAGATTGGCCGGCAAGCTGTACGGTCAGGCATTTGGTGTCGACATAGGTTTTGCCGATCCGATTCTTGGAGAGCCGGAACTTCAAAGCGCCTCAGACCTGCTTGCATTCGCAGCTATTCCAACTCCGGTATTTCTCGTTTATCCGGTCGAGTCGCATATTGCAGAAAAACTCCATGCCTACACAATGCCCCGGCAGAGAGAAAACTCGCGGGTTAAGGATTTGCCGGATATCGCCTTGCTGGGCAAGATACGCGAGCTGGATGGAGACAGATTGCGATTGGCGCTTGAGCGGACCTTCGAGTTTCGCGGCACACATTCCATACCGGACTTCTTGCCGGACCCTCCCAGCGCCTGGAGCGAAGTTTACCGTCGAATGGCGCTGGAGGATGATCTGGAGTGGATCGATATGCCTGGCCTGCTGAAAGCGGCGCGCACATTTCTTTACCCGATTCTGGCAGGAAAGAAAAATCTGCATTGGTCCCCGTCGCAGTGGCAATGGAAATAATCGCTCACTCCTGCAGCCCTCTGGACTTTAGCCACATATAAAGCGCCTGCGTGGTGACGCCGTAGCGTTTGGCAATGAACCTGCGCGTGCTGCCGTTGGCCAGCAGGGCTTCGATCTCAGGCCGCACAACGTCGAGGCGCGACGAGAAAGAGCCGCGCGGGCGACCCAGAGCCATGCCCATCGCCTTCTTGGCGCGCAGGGCTTCCTTCGTCCGGCTGGATATCAACTCGCGTTCGATCTCCGACGCCATAGCGAAGACCATGGCCACTATTTTCGATTGCAGCGAGCCGTCCAGACGCCAATCGCCTTTGGCCGAGTACACGCGCACTCCACGCGATGACAGCACAGACAGTAACTCCATCACCTCCAGCATCGAACGCCCGAGGCGCGAGAGTTCGGATACCAGCAAAGCATCGCCTTCGGCCAGGCGCTCGACCAATTCTCCAAGCTTACGCTTGCGCCAGGGCGTCCGACCGCTGATCTTCTCCTCCACCCATTCAACCTGACCAAGTCGCTCGCGGTTGGCCAGCAAAAGAATATCGGCGCGGTTCTTGTCAAGATCCTGCTCTTCAGTCGAAACTCTCATGTAGGCGTAGGTTGACATGCTCTTTTCCTCACTGCATAAGCATTATACCATCAAAACCGCCTATAAGTTTATGTATATATAAACTTATGTCAATGAATAATTATTTATATATGCATAATTTTCTAATCATCGTTTAATGTTTATGTTTTTCGTCATAATCAAACCCATCAAGGGCTTCCTCGTCTGCCTCTTCTACCTCAGCCATAATCTCAAGCATAGGTCTGGACTGCTCCAGCATCTCCGGCTTGCGCTCCTGCATTCTGGCCAGCAGCGCTCCTGCAAACTGCGCCGGCGATCCGACCACCAGTTGCTGAGGCGCCTTGCTGGCGCGAGTGGCTTTCAACTCACGCAGAAGCTCCAGCGACATTCGATTAAGTGTGTTCAAAGCGTCGGGTGGTGCGCCTTTCTCCAGGGCCACGTCGAACTTGGCCGACACGGCGGCGAACTGGTGAATCAGGCGTTCGTCCGAGGCCGACAGCTCAGTGCCGCCCAGCTCAAGCTCGAAGCGCTTTTTGATTTCTTCATAGCGTTCCTGCTCATCGGGCAATAACCGCGATGAGTAAGCTCCGTGCTTGACTGCGTTGGTGTTTCCCGGCGTTGCTCCGTTATCGCAACCCTTGGGACGGCCCTTACCGGTTTTTTTGCCGACAGCGCCGCCGCCGTGAAACCTGCAGTAATCACTTCCCGGTACAGCCCGGGCTCCACAGGGCTCTCCCTTGTGGCCTTCACTGCGACGGGTAGACTTGCAAATTCTTATCTCTTCTTTTTTCTCTTCTTTACGTCCCATTTAGGTTTTATCCATTTTTCTATTGAGCAGATTCCCGCGAAGGCAGGCCCTGCGCGCCTTCTTCCGCCACAGCCTGTTTATTCCTGTATTCCACGATCTCGACGCCCGGCCCGAATATGCTCTGGATAAGCAGCAGTTCCCGTGTGTCGTCGACGAGCAGCTCATTGCGACCGGGAGGCGGGTTTGGGGACAGCTCGGGAACGATGGTTACTTTACCGCAATGGGCGGTGGTCATTTCGATGTCTACATTAAGGGCTTTGAAATTCTGGACGTGCCTGTTCCAGTCGGCCAGTATGGCCTTGATCTCCTCGATCGTCATACTCTGTGTTTGCGGAACGGAAAGGCTGCAATCGGTCTGGAATCCGGCCTTGGTTGGAACATCGGATGCATCAGACTGGAAGCCTGCGTCGTGCTTCGCGTGTCCGAACGGGTTTATTTTGCATCGTTCGGAATCGGGTATGCGTGAGAAGAGGTCTAGGACTTTATCGAGATTGGCCTGGCCGTAGGTTGAGAGGGCCAGACGGTGAATCTCGTTGAAACGGGTGCGGACGGTCTCCCAGGTTTCGCTGGGGAGTGTTCCAGCCCGGAATTGAGATTGAGCGTTTGCGACCTGGTTATGGAGCCAGGCGTAAACGCTGGGAGCGAGTTTGCAGGTCCCAAGGGGAATATCCTGGGAATCCTGAGTGTGGCTGACGGTTAGGTCTGGAGTGATGAGGATCATGCCGCCACCTGCGACGCCTGCGGCGCTTCGTGGTGCAGCGAGGCTCGTCCTGAAGATTTGGAACAAATGGAAGATTTGGAATACTTTTGCGTTTCGCGGTACCTAAAGGCACAGGGTACCGCAAGCATATTTGATAATAATAACGCTGAGTTACGCCTTATTTTTTTGGGTTTGCGGTATGTTGCGGTAGGTTTTACTAGCAGCTCTATATACGCGTATATATATACTTCTTTTTTATATATATTATTACTCTCTATAGGAATAGTTGAAAAAAGGTACCGCAAGGTACTGCAAAGGTATTTAAGTATCAGTAATGATTGAAAATAATCTGCGGTACGTTCCATTTTGAGGTACCGCAAAGGTACCGCAAAAACAGGACAAGGTACCGCAGAATTCAGACATTTAGATATTGCGACGTAAAAAATTGGCGTAGGAATTATTTTTTGATCATTGAGGCGCAAAATCGTGTTTTTTGCTCTGCGGTATGTTGCGGTACCTTTTATAAATGACATTTGCGTTTTCATCGAAAAACGTCCTTCCGGCGGTCCAGATCACTTGAAGTTGCGAATATCGAAGAGGCTGGCCTGTGTATCGTTATTAGACACGTCCTTTTCCTCTTGAGGTATTTCCGAGAGCCAATATTTCATGGTTTTGGTGTGTGCGTCTTTTCCCATATGCACCTTTTTGCCGTCAACAATCCGGTCGCGGATACTCTTCATAAAGATGCCGAGTTTTGTCTGCTGAGACTTCGGAGAACCGTCGCCGCGCTTTACAAACATCAGATTTTTCTCTTCACAGAGCAGGTTCAACTCTGCCGAGGTGACCTGATATTCTCCGCGGGTGTCCCACCAGGCGGCGATGAGTTCCCGCAGCTCCGAGGTCTGGTCGTCCACGGTGTCGTACATTTCCTGCAGGTTCTCGATGAATCCGGCTATCCCGACGTGTTCGAGTATTCCGCCCATGGTCTCCGACCACTCGTCGAATGAACCCAGATGGCGCTTCGACCGGACGGAACCTGCGGCCTGCCACGAGCGGATAAGCGTCAGGCAGGCGTGGATTATGCGGGCGCGGTTCTGGATGATCCACGGGACCAGCGGCGAATGTTTGAAGCAGGTGCGCTCCCACGGGCGCTCTACAGGGGCGTCGAGGCGTATGCGGGCGCAACGGCGGGCGATCTCGGTGGTCATACGCGGGTTGTTGGCCGTGGCCAGCCATGCGACGTTGTTGGGCAGATCGAGCATTTCCGAGACCGACAGGCGGCGACCGTTGTAAACCGGGTAACTGGTGATGACGGCGGCCAGCACGCCGGAGTCCAGAGCGTGGTTGATGTTGTCGAAGAGGACGATCGGGCGGCCGCGCAGAAGTATGGCCACCGCCTTCTTTTCGATCTCGGCCTCGTCGCGTCCTATGCTGATAGGGTCCGCCTTGCGTCCGGTGGCCACCAGCGAGATAACGTCGGCTAAGAGCGTCTTGCCCGTGCCCGGCGTCGGTGACTCTATAAGGTGGAGGGGCGTCGGTGCGGCGATTATGCGACGGACGAATGGGAGGAGCAAGGCTGCGACGGCGTTGGCGCGCTCGGCTTCTCCGGCGAAGGGGAAGTCCACGAACAGATCGTCGAGGATCAGCGATCTTGCAGAAGCAATGTCTGCGGCGCTCGGGTTCGCGGCGATCTCCGGCATGTGGAGCAGGTCCTTCGACGGCGAGAGCCACAGACGCGCATGCGGGTGGTACCCGGGAGTCGCGATAAGGCGGCCCTCGGCGTCCAGTATGGGTGTGTGGGCGACCGCTTCGATCTGCGGGAGCGAGGCTCCGCCGGAGTGTACCGGGTCGCTGTGGACGATCTGGATGACGGTCTTCGGCGGACGGACGTGCAAGATGCCTGTGTCCGAGATCTTTACCCAGTCCGCGAGACGGGTCAATAGTGAGAGCGATTGATGTTCGTCGAGCGTTTCAAGCACCAGATTCGACTCGCCCACGGGATTTGTAAACCACGTCAGGCGGGTAAGATGGCCGCCACGGAGGAACATGGGCGAGGCGCTCTGCGCCTGCTGCTGGGGCTCGCCGTCGGGTAGTTCTCCGAGGGCGGCTTCCTGCATGGCGCGTTCGTTCTGTTTGAGGATTATGGCCCATGCATCGTTGACGATCTCGCGATCCTGACGGTTGTTGACGATGATCTCCGGGTGCGACGACTGCGTCGTGCTGGAGGATGATTGCGCGGCGCTGGCTGCGGTTTGCGGCGTCTGTCTGGTTGCGGGTATCGGCGGCGTCCAGCCGGCTTCCTTGGCGTGGTGGAAGAGCGTTCCGATGTTCACTCCGGCGTCGGGCGTGAACGATTGCCACTTGTCCTGTGTGCAGCCTTCTTCATACTTGCTTCCGCGACGCGACCACGAGTCGAAGAGTTCGAAGCCGGACGGGCCGGAGTCGAGGGAGTGGATGGCCATGCCGATGCGCAGCCATGTTTCGTATTCGCAATCCGGGTCGAGGCTTTCCAGCGCCGAACGGACTCGCAGCAATTCCTCGTCGTGAGAAAAGGTTGCGGCTCCGGTCGTCGTCTGCTTTTGAGTGGCGGTGTTCTGTGAGTTGTCAGCGCTCGCAGCTTTTGTGGGTTCTGGTTTGTCGCTACGAATCTGATTTTCGGTCTTATGCTTTGCAGCCTCGGCCTGCAGGCGGCTCAACATGTCGCTGTTTACTGTCTGGAACTCCGGGACGATGATATCTCCGAGGCGCAGGTTGCCGCTGTCGTCGTACTCTACGGCGTAGAACTGGTTCGCGCCTGCAGGAGCTTCTCGCCACCACGGAGCCCAGACCATATTGCCTGTGACCTTTTTACCCTTATGCTCATCCTGCTTGGGGAATATTTCGAGGCCGCCTGTACCTGCGACGACGCGAGTGCCGTCCTTACGGCGCAGATCCGACGGAATCAGGGCGGCAAGGATGCTGCGGACAATTCTGGCCGGGGTCGGTTCGGAAGCGAAGAGCCACAAGTGCAAGCCGCGTCAGCCGCCGGAGAGAACGAGATCGAGAGGAAGACCGATCTCTAGATCCTTGGAATATGCCTGCAAAGCGACACCCAGCGGGTCAGCCAGATCGGTCTGGCGATCGTGGTCGTCGAAGTCAAGGCAGCCCCAGCGGGTCTTGCCTTCCATATCGGGAGCGTAGAAACCTATACGCGGGCGGCCCTTTGAGATGGAGCGTCCACGTCGGGTCTGTGTCGAAATGAAAGCTTGAGGCGCGTTTTCGGATACGTGCGCGGCGATGAGGCCATCGATGTATTCGCCTCCCTCGACCGGTTGCGGGTGCGACTTTTCTCCCCACTCCATCCACGCAGCCACGCGATCCTCGCGCGTGACGAAGAAGCTGCGCAGGAGTCGGGCCTTGTCTGCCGGAGTATTCATGGCAATCTGAGCGTTCATAATGACGGCACCTCTCTAATATATATTTACGGGTCTATCATGCTCACCCGTTGTACAAGCGGCTTTGCGCCTGTGAAGTCAAGTGGTTTCAACGCCCGGAGGCGTTGTTTCTAATGTCGTTCAGTTAATGTCTTCATAAGAGTATTCCATGCGATTCCAACCACAGCCGGAACCTGACCGAGGCCAACGGCTTCAAGTCTGTCCACCCTATGGGCCACCCCATTAGCCACTCGACCCAGTCTGGATTCAATGCCCCACCGATTTCCGCATTCAGAGGCTTGGTATTCCGTTCTTTCTGGCTCGGCGCTCCGTTGTTCTTTGCATCCTGTGCCGTCGGTGTAGGGTAAATCTGCCGGGTCGTTTTCCCACCAATAGGCCAATGGATAGGAGTATTTACCATCTGGGGGAGAGACTGTCCGCTCATGTTCAGCGTTATTGTCCCTCCGCGCTTTCCATCCGAGGCTGCAGGAGTGGCCCAGAATCCAGATTCTCTCCCTCTTGTGAGGTGCTCCGGCGTTGCACGCCCCAACAACTCCCCATTCCGCATTGAACCCCAACGCGGCAAGGTCAGCGAGAACGACGTCAAGTCCACGGGAAACAAGGAACGGTGAATTTTCCACCAGGACGTATGCGGGTCGAACTTCACCGATAACTCTGGCCATTTCTTTCCATAATCCAGA